CGATGACGGGATAAATCTTTTAAAATCTTTAAAGAATAAACACCAAGAAGTTTCTGTTTTTGAAAAAAATAAATTATTTAAAAAACTTCAAGATGGCAATATAGACCCAGCAGAAGCAGCTGGATTTATAGCAAACAGAAATACTTCAACAAGTGATATATCAAAGGTTATGGGTTTATTTGATGAATCAACTGTAGAGGGTGCCGAAACTCTTGCCAAAATAAGACAAACATATATGGATAATCTTATTTCAGATTTTGGAGATAATTTTTTACTAGAACCAAAGCAATTTAAACTTTTTGCAAACAGAATAGAAGAAGCTTCTAAAAACAAAAAATTAGAAACTATTTTTGATAATGTTACAGCTGAAGAAATGGCAAAATTTGGTCGAGTCCTTAAATTTAATTCAAAAACTGCTGAAGGTGGAGATTTGATAGCTGCAAATATTGCCGCAAGTCCTTTACAAAATTTAGGAGCTTTAGCAAGATTTACTGTTATGGGTAGAATATTTTCTTCAAAAGCATTTTATAAAAACTTTGATACACAATACAAAGCAATGATTAAAAGAGAAAATAGTGTTTCTGGAAGAGCAAGACTTACAGGTGAAATAATAGCTCAATTAATTGGAAGTTCTATATCTCAATCAAGTACACAATTATTAGACGAGGCAGTAACCAGCACAGCTAATCAAACAAAAGCTCTTATCGGTAGCGCACTACAACCGCAACAAATTTCTCAACAAGTATCCTCCATACCTGTGCCAAATGTTGCACCTGGGGCAATTGAAGGAGCTACTCTATCGCAAATAATGTCAAATATTTCTGCGCCTCAAGTTAATCAATCGTCTATCAGACAAAGAGCGGCGCAAAACCCAGCAGTAGCCTCAAGCTTACTTGGTGGGCTTGGTAACGCCGATCTCCTTTAGTCTTCGATTACAGCATAGCCGCCTAAACCGCTATCAACTCGCGGCTTTACAGAGCTACGTTTTGACATTTCCTTACCTGTAGCTTCAGACAATCTGGTGTACTCTTTATCTATCATTCTAGCCAATTGACGGCCTATAGCACGATCCTCTTGATCTGATATGAATATTAGCTTATCGTAAGAATCTAAGTACAATCCTACTGATTTGTATTTACCAGGGTTTGGCATATGGAGGTTCCTTCCCATTTATGTTAGCAAGAACAGCATATAATCCCAGAAGGCTTGGGTCAAGACCCAAATACGGTAATAAAAAAGTTATTATCAATAACATTAAATTTGATTCTAAGTGGGAATCAGAAAGATATTTGTACCTAAAATCCCTCGAACGCGCCAAAACCGTAAAGGATTTAGAGCTACAAGTCAGGTTTAATCTAGAGGTAAATGGTCAAAAGATCTGTGCTTACATAGCCGACTTTAGATACAAAAGACAAAATCCAGAGGGCGATTGGAAAGAAATTATTGAAGATGCCAAAGGCGTAGAAACCCCTGAATTTAAACTAAAAAATAAACTTATGAAGGCGTGTCTTGGCATAGAAATATATTTATCTAAAAAAAAGTAGTTGACATAATAAATCAATTAGTCATATTTTAGTGTTCTAGCAATTTAAAACACTTAAGAAAGGTTAATTATGTCAAACAGTGAATTGTTTACTCGTCGTGACGAGCTTGCTCAACAAATCCGTTTGTTGAAAGTTGAGGTAAAAGAGATTGATGAAAAGTTGTCAGACTCTTATTTGCCAATTGCACGACAAAAATTAAGCGAACTTGGAAAGGACTTTGGCTCAACTAGCGTTTTAGTTGATAACATGAAGTTCAAAGTAAAAGTTGGTAAGAAAGTCAATTGGGATCAGGAAGCCTTAAAACAGCTCTTTATTAGTATGTCCCCAGAAAATGCAAATCATTACGCAAAAATTACTTATCATGTAGAGGAAACCAAATATACTGCGGCTCCTCCAGATGTGCGTGATCAATTGCAATCTTGCAGAACCACCGAGATTGGTTCTTTTAAAGTAGAATTGGAGAAAATATAATGGGATTAAATATTATAACTGCCGATCAACGTATGGCAGAAACAAGAGGTCACAAGATCGTTGTGTGTGGTCCTAGCGGAGTTGGTAAAACAACTCTTGCTAGAACATTAGATTACGATAGCACATTGTTCTTTGATCTCGAAGCTGGAGATGCAGCTATTGAGGGTTGGCCTGTCGATGTAATCAGACCTAAAACCTGGGGGGAGTGTCGAGACTTTGCGTGTTTCTTAGGTGGTCCTAATCCGTCACTGGCAGAAGATCAGCCATACGGTAAATCACACTTTGATTATGTTTCGTCTATCTACGGTGAGCGTGAAGAAGTAATGAACAAGTATAGTACGTTGTTTATTGATTCTATCACGGTTGCCGGACGCTTGTGCTTTCAATGGTGTCAACAACAGCCAGAAAGTAGATCAGATCGAACAGGTAAGTTGGATACAAGATCAGCCTACGGTTTACATGGTCGTGAGATGATGGCTTGGCTAACGCATATACAGCACATTAGAGAAAAGAATGTAATCTTTGTTGGTATCTTGGATGAAACAACTGATGATTATAATCGTAAGCAATATTCTCTACAAATCGAAGGCTCTAAGACAGGGCGTGAACTACCAGGCATTGTGGATGAGATTATCACGATGTCTATTTTAACTGGTGAGAATGGACCCTACAGGGCCTTTGTGTGTCAGGCTTTAAACGAGTGGGGTTATCCTGCAAAGGATCGCTCTGGTCGTCTTGACGTGCTTGAAGAGCCACATCTAGGTAAACTGATTGCCAAAATGGGGAGCGGCAAACCCCAGTCTGAAAGACCGTTAGATTTTGTTGATCCTAAAACACAAACACCAAAAGAGGAGGTGAATAACAATGATTAATTTAAATGAAGTACAGCCAGAAACAGGTCAAATGGAAAGAACTTTAATTCCACTTGGCACAGTAGCTAGAGCAATCATCTTGGTTAAGATGGGCGATGTAACAATTCCAGAGTTTGGTAATGGTCAATGGTTTAAAAAATCGCAGTCTTCATCAGCTAAATGGATGGAGTTAGAATTTACAATTGTAGGTGGTCAGTTTGATCGTCGTAAGTTCTGGGATAGAATTTTTGTTGATGGCGACAAGTTAGGTGAAAGTGGCATTCCATTGGCTAAAGAAATTGGTTTGCGTACTTTGCGTTCTATTATTGAAAGCGCAAACGCTCTTGATCCAACAGATGCGTCACCAGAAGCTCAAGCTCGTCGTCAGATCTCTGGCGTTGAGGATCTAAATGGTATGGAGATTTGTGCCAAAGTAGGTGTCAAGAAAGGGACAAATGGCTACGAAGATGCAAATAAGCTTATGGTAGCATTGACACCAAACCAAAAAGAGTTCATTTCTTCAGGTAATAACGCTACTCAGCAGGTACAACAACCATCGTACCAGCCACAGGCACCAGCTCCGGCACAGGCAGTTTCTAATAGTCCTGTACCAAGTTGGGCGAATAAATAATCTAGCGGCAGGACTCTTAAGTGTCTGCTAGAAACACGGAACGGGGGGCCGTGAGCCGCTAACCCCCCAACTTTCTAGTAGCGCAAGGATAATCAAATGTTATTAAGACCCTATCAAGAGGTCGCTGTGTCAGATGCGTCAGCAGCATTAGACAAGCACAACAACACAATCGTAGTAGCACCCACAGGGGCTGGAAAAACTATTATGATGTCTGCCTTAATTGGTAAGAGACATAAAAAAGGAAAGCGCGTCCTGGTTCTACAACACAGAGATGAGTTGGTAGAACAAAACAGCATTAAGTTTAATAAAGTAAATCCATACATTACGACCAGTATTGTAAATGGTACGATAAAGCATTGGGACGGTGAAGCAGTCTTTTCTATGGTTCAAACCATGTCTAGGGATGCTAACTTACGACACCGACCTAAATTTGATATGGTTGTGATAGACGAAAGCCATCACGCTGCCGCTCGAACATATCAAAAGATAATTGATGCAGTTTTAGAAGACAACGAAAAAGCTGAAATTGTAGGCTTTACAGCCACTCCTAATCGTGGAGATGGAAAAGGTTTAAAAAGTGTCTTTAATAACTGCTCACATCAAATTGAATTAACTACACTAATTCGTGAGGGCTTTTTAGTTAAGCCAATTGCCTACGTTATTGACGTTGGTGTGCAGGGAGAATTGAACGAAGTCAGAAGACTTGCTAACGATTTTGACATGGAGCAAGTTGAGGCAATTATGAACCGCACCATTATTAATGAGCGTGTGGTTAAAGAATGGTTAGAGAAAGCTTCAGACAGAAAAACCGTTGTTTTTTGTTCTACTATTCGCCACGCAAATGCTTTGCTTAATGAGTTTATTGCAAATAATATTAATGCAGAAATAGTAACTGGAGAAACGCCATCTAATGAACGTGCAGATATTTTGCATAGTTTAGAGTTTGGTGATGTCCAAGTGGTTATAAACGTAGCTGTTTTGACTGAGGGCTTTGACGCTCCTCCTGTCTCCTGCATTGTGCTTACCAGACCATGTTCCTACAAATCCACAATGGTTCAGATGATTGGTCGAGGTCTGCGTATCATTGATCAAGAGATACATCCTGGGTTAATTAAAAAGGATTGCATTGTTTTAGACTTTGGTACCAGTATCTTAACGCATGGTGCTTTGGATGAGAATGTAAACCTAGATGGCGCACCAGAGAATGTTAATGAAGCTGGTCCAGAAAAACAATGTCCAGAGTGCGATTTCATTATTCCAGCTAACTCAAGAGTATGTCCTAACTGTGGTCATGGCTTTGAGGGTGTTGTTAAATCTGAGCTATCTGACTTCTCACTAACAGAATACGATCTTATGCAGCTATCTCCGTTTAGATGGTTAGACATCTTTGGAAATGGCTCTTGTATGATGGCTACTGGGTTCCAAGGCTTTGGTATTGTTGCTACGGTAGACGATACATCAATAGCCATTGTTAAGGCTAAACATGGTAAACTGAGAGCCGTTTCCATTGGTGCTCGTGTTCAAGCAACTTCGGCAGCAGATGATTTTCTTCGAGAGATTGAAGATAGTAGCGCGGCTAACAAAACAAAAAGGTGGCTTTCACAGTCTCCCTCTCCATTGCAAGTAAAGCATTTAAGGTCAAATGGCGTTGATGTTGGGCCAATGGATTTCTCTTGGGATAAGTATCGAGCGGCATGTTGGTTGAGTTATCTTTGGAACAAGAATGACATTGATACAATGGTGGAGGGCATCGGTGATGAATAGGAATGATTTAATAGATTTAGCAAAAGAATTAATAAATGGCGACAGGGCAGAACTCTATGGTGACGTAAAACTTAACCATGAGCGCATAGCATCTGGATGGAATATAATAACCCAGGGAGCTATCAAAAGTCACGGTCATTTGACACCAGCGCACATTACGTTGATGATGGACTGGGTAAAGACTTGTAGATTGTTAGAGAGCATAGACCACAAAGACTCTTGGGTAGACAAGATAGGCTACTCTGGTTTGGGTGGTGAAATGGCAACAGGGGAGCAATGATGCCAAGATTTGAAATGTCTATATTACTTGCGTTGGAAAACAAAGTTGGGGAGGTCAGCACAGAAGAATATGATATGATTTGTTGGGCTGATAATCCAAATGACATTGAAAAAATACATGAAACAGCAACTAGAATCGTTGATGCACATACGGATGATTTAATTGATTTAGAAAAAGTAGTTCTGTTTGCAATAGCCTATATAACAATGAAATCAAATAAAGTAATAAACTTACTTTTTGAAAATAAAGAAATTAACAAGAAAAAAATAAATCAAGTTATGGACTTATACAGTCTAGATTACACGAACAAAACATTACATTGAGGGAGAGATATGTATTCAGATCCAAGAAAACCTATAGACGAACTGTCATTAATTTTTAATGCCATCGGCTGGGAAAAAAGATTGTGCGATTTAACAGAAAAACAAGTTCAAACATTAATCTTTGGGTTGCAAAATGCTCAAAGAATAGAAGGGGAGATAACTATTGGAAAACTCGAAGACACTTACTATGAGTCAACTGGCTGCACCGCAACCACCAGTCTCCCCTTTTAAGAACATTATTGACCATATTGAACTCGCTGTTGATAAAGCAATCGTTGAGGTTAATGATAAAAAACCTAGAAGAAAATACTTAGGTGCTTCTTCAATTGGTGATGAGTGTTCAAGAAAAATTCAATACAGGTTTATGGGCTATCCGTCTGACAAAGAAAAAGAGTTCAGTGCTAGGACACTGCGTATCTTTCAGTTTGGACATGAGATCGAGGATTACGCTGCAAAGTGGTTAAGAGATGCAAAGTTTGATCTTAGAACAGAAGACACAGATGGTAAGCAGTTTGGGTTTTCAATAGCAGACGATCAAATCAAAGGTCACATAGATGGTGTGATTTGCGATGGCCCTGTGACTATGAGCTATCCGTTCTTATGGGAAAATAAATCCGCAAACGACAGGAAGTTTAAAGAATTTATTAAGGTTGGTGTTGCAAAGGCCAATAAGGTTTACGCAACTCAAATAGCTTTGTACCAGGCGTACATGGATTTAGAAGAAAACCCGTGTTTATTTACGGTTGTTAATAAAAATACGAGCGAAATTTATTATGAATTAGTTCCGTTTAATAAGCATCTCGCTCAGTCTGCAAGTGATAAAGCAGTAAATATCTTAGCAGCTATAAAATCAGGTGAAACTCTACCAAGAATTGCACAAAGCAAAGATTTCTTTTTGTGTAGGTTCTGTGATTTTCAAAATACTTGTTGGGATTAATAAAAATAAAAATATAAACGTGGGTGGTAAAAATGGGTGTAGTTAGAATTGGGAATACAAAATCAAAAAATCTAGCAGATGATATTAGTGATAGAGTACCAAGATCAGTACAGCTTAAAGCATTAGTGGACACATATCCCAATGGGATAATG